AATGGCGTTCAGTACATCTTCTGGATATGGAAACTTACCATCCGGTAATTTTGCACCAGAAATCTTTAGCCAAAAAGTTCTCAAGTTTTTCCGTCGTGCTTCGGTTGTGGAAGATATTACTAACACCGACTACGCTGGCGAAATCGAAAACTTTGGCGACACAGTCAAAATCATTAAGGAGCCTACTGTATCAGTAGCCGCGTATCAACGTGGTTCTGTGGTAAATCCGCAAGACTTGGCTGATGACCAAATCTCTATGGTTGTTGACAATGCAAACGCTTTTGCGTTTAAAATTGACGACATCGAAGAGCGTCACTCGCACGTAAACTTTGAAGCACTTGCCACCTCTTCTGGTGCGTTTGCTCTAAAGCGTAAGTACGATGCTGCCGTTCTACAGCATATCTCTGATGCCGCTGGTATTGCAGCGTCTGCCGTTTCTGGTACGACTCTGACAACTACTGCTGCAGCAGGTACATTGGGAACAGCTAATGCTCCTATCAACGTTGAAACAAACGACAACGGCATCAACATGATGCTGGCTATGGCTCGTTTGCTTGACGATGAGTCTGTGCCTGAAGAAAACCGCTGGTTTGTAGCACCTCCAATCTTCTACGAGAAGATGTTCCAAGCTGGCAACAAAATCGCCGAAGTCCAAGTGACTGGTGATGCTTCATCTCCGCTGCGTAATGGCCTTGCCATCAACGGTACCTTTGCTGGTTTCCGCTGTTACAAGTCTACTGCACTAAACAGCACAGGTGGAACTGACCAGTTAACACTGACTGACGCTTCTGCTACTCTTGCAACAGATGGCTCTGAGAACGTTGTTCTTGCTGGTCACATGTCTGCTGTAGCCACTGCTTCGCATATTGCTAAGACCGAAGTGGTTCGTTCAACTGAGTCATTCTCTGATGTCATTCGTGGACTTCACGTTTTTGGTCGCAAGGTATTGCGTCAAGAAGCTGTTGTTCGTGGCGTCATTGACTTCGCGTAAGGGAGACATATAAATGGCTACTTTTGACCATACCATCACTGGTGGTGGAACTGTAGGACATCCCGCACATGCGATTCGTCCTTACATCATGCAGTCAAAAATCTTTGACGCTGCAGATGACAACCTTACAGCTAATGATGTCATCAAGGTGATTGACCTTCCAGACAACTCCATCGTTCTTGGTGGTTGCTTGGACGTTCTTGAAGCTGGTGGTTCTAGTGTGACTTTTGACGTTGGTATCAGCACCGACATTGATGCCTTCTGTGATGGTGTCGATGGTAACGCTGATGCTATCTACAACTTTCACCCTACAGCAGCAGGTATTAACACAGTAATTGCAACAGACGCTATCCAAGTTAAAATCTTGGGTGCCGACTCTGCTGTAGTTCGCTTCCGTGTTATTGCTTTGATTGCTGACATTGGTGACCCAACTGCAATGGTCCAGACTGCTGCAGTCCAGACTGGCGTATAACATTAATCAAGGGGGCAGGGCAACTTGCCCTCTTGACTCTTTATTTATTTCGTGATATATATGCCCATCCCTTCAGGGGTAAACTACACAGGAGATGGCAATGAATTATATCACAAGCAATATTCCATATTTTAAAGCTTGGGTACGAAGAGAATACACAACCAACTTTGACCGCTATCATGGTGAATTTTTACACGCAATGGTGATAGCAGTAACTACTTTACCCATGAAGACACTTTCTTTTCAAGTATTGTTTACAGGGTGTGAAGACGAAGAAAACAATGTACACGGTGGTGCTATGTGGGCAAGGATGCCCTTGACTGCACTGGTAGGTGATACACCCCTAGAGGAATGGCCTACACCTATACCAACACATTTTGCCCAACCGTGGGACTGTCAATCGCACCATCATTCGGTATTTGTTTTAAACAGGGCAACTCCCTGCCCGTGGTTGGCTAAGATAGACGGAGAATTCTTTCCTGCCAAGTATTACTTTACTGTAGACTACACAGACAGCGAAGTAGCAGACGACCCAGCCCAACACAAACAAAGTCATGTGTTAGAACTAATGGATGCTGGTGAATGGACAGGTAACATAGTTGCACTGCCAAATAATAGAGTAAGGGTAACTAACCCTGCTTGGTTTGTAACGGGCGATGGCCCACCGGATTTCACTCCTAGTCAGTGGGTCCATCATTCTAAACAAGACCCGAACTATGTAGAAGATACAGCACGGGTATTTGATAACCTTTATTCGGAGAAATAAAATGGCATTAAAAAAAGAAAAAGGCGAACGCACTATTCTTACAGTAAGAGATGGTAAAATCGTTAACAGCGGAAAAATAAAACTTCCTGATGGCACATTTAGAGTGGTACCTGAAGCCGGAATTAAAAGAGTTGGTAAAGCATCTGGGGGCAAAGTTGCGTCAAAGAAGATGGCAGCAGGTGGCAAAGCTAAAAAGAAAAGTAAGGGCATGGCTCGTGGTGGTAAAACATCAATGAAATCTAAGGGCATGGCTCGTGGCGGCAAGATGAAATCAAAGGGTATGAAGCGTGGCGGCAAGATGATGAAGTCTAAGGGCATGGCTCGTGGTGGCAAGGCTAAACGCTAATGGCACGTCGTGGACTATATGCCAACATAGCAGCTAAGAAGCGTCGTATCAAAGCGGGTAGCGGAGAAAAGATGCGTACTGCCGGAAGTAAAGGTGCGCCTAAAGCAGCTAACTTCCGTCGTGCTAAACAGACTGCAAGGAAAAAATAACATGGCTAAGAAGGCACCACCTAAACCTAAGAAAAAGTCGAGCAGCCCAAAGCCCAAGAATCCTGCGTTGTACTCTCGCGTCAAGGCTGCAGCAAAAAAGAAATTTGATGTTTACCCTTCGGCATACGCAAATGCTTGGCTTGTTAGAGAGTACAAGAAGCGTGGTGGGACGTACGCTTAATGGCTAAACCAAAGGGCGGCTTAACCAAATGGTTCAAAGAAGACTGGCGGGATGTAAAGACTGGCAAGAAGTGCGGTCGCTCTGGTTCAGAGAAAAAGAAACGTCCCTATCCAGCCTGTAGACCTGCCAAAGTTGCCAAACGCATCACTAAAAAAGAAGCAGCAAAGAAAACTGGACCACGCGCAGTAAAGTGGTCTGTTACTGCTTCAGGAAAACGAAGGAAAAAAAGTGGCACCAAGAAAGCCTGACAATATGCCAGCCCGCAACAAGAAGAACTACCGTTCTACTAAGTCGGGTGCTGGAATGACCAAAGCTGGTGTAGCTTCTTACCGCCGTAAGAATCCCGGTAGTAAGTTAAAGACTGCTGTTACGGGCAAGGTCAAACCGGGCAGTGCCGCAGCAAAGCGTCGCAAGTCATACTGTGCTAGGTCTGCTGGGCAAATGAAGAAGTTTCCTAAAGCAGCCAAAGACCCTAACAGTCGTTTGCGTCAAGCAAGAAAGAGGTGGAAGTGTTAAACTTACTAATCGGACCGATTGCAGAACTAGCCGGAACGTGGATGTCCGGCAAAGTAGAAGAGAAGAAAGCCCAGTCAGCTACCAAAGTAGCAAAGGCACAAGCCGAAGCCGTAGTCATGCAAAAGAAAGCTACGGGTGAAATTGACTGGGACCTTGAGATGGCAAAGGGAAGTCAGTCATCGTGGAAAGACGAATGGCTTACAATACTATTTAGTTTACCACTTATTTTAGCATTTGTTCCGGGGATGGAAGAACTTGTACGTAACGGATTTCAACAATTGGAGCAAATGCCTGAATGGTACCAGTACAGCTTGGGCGTTATTGTTGCTGCAAGCTTTGGAACACGAGCAGCGACGAAGTTCTTTGGGAAGAATTAATGACTATAGTTATGGAAAGAGTGTTGGCATGGAAACTACTGCCTCGCCTAATGATGATAATGATGTCCCTGTCAGCGTGGAGAGTGGTGGAGTGGTTTATGACTCTACCCGAACCAACAACCCAACAGTCAGCACTGGTAAGTGTAGTCACGGGGGCAATGACAGGTGCATTTGCGGTATGGATGGGACATGAGAAATGAAGTACAACGTATCACACTTTCTTGACAAGCTAATTGAACACGAGGGTATGGTGCTTACAGTGTACCAAGATACTTTGGGCATAGACACTGTAGGTATAGGACGAAACCTAAAAGACAGGGGTATCAGTCCAGAAGAACTAGCCTACATGGATATACCTAACATGGCTATCGTGTACACAGAAGGTATCAACGAAGCAGACGCCCGTTACCTTGCTCTAAACGACATCAAGATTGTAGAAAACGAACTGTGTAAAGTACACACATGCGTAGACGACCTAGATGCAGTGCGCCAGTTAATCTTGATGGACATGGCATTCAACATGGGTGTGCCGCGTCTATGTAAATTTAAAAAGATGTGGAACGCTATCCACGAGGGTAACTTCGACGCCGCAAGCCTTGAGATGATGGATTCCAAGTGGGCAAGGCAGGTGGGTTCGCGGGCAAGGAAGCTTGCGGATGCAATGAAGTCAGGGGAGTTTTAAATGACAACTGAACGTGGAAGACCCGGTCTTAATAGATTATCTGCACAACAAACATCATCAGAACGGAACGAAAAAATTAATGCCCCACCGTCTATAGGTGACACTCTTCTCACCAAATTAAAAACCACTTCTGGTGAGATAGAGGGAACAGTCCCACTGGGCAAGGCTACTATAACTGTAGGCGGTGCGTACGATGCAGTTGAAACAAGGCAGTCTCTCCCTAAAAACAAAATGTCAATACCAGAAAATGTACAAAAACAAATATACAAAAAAGTGTCTGCAGGACTTGGATATAACATAAGCCCTAACGTAAAAATATCTGGATTTATTGACCGGGAAAGATTTACAGGGGGCAAGGGAAAAAACACTAAAACTGTCCAGTTTTCTGGAAACGTAAAAGGTAATAGATTTTTAGGGTCTATTACCAGCAGAGATGGTGAAAAAGTTGGAAGTTTTAGTCTTGTTATTCCATTTGCACACGGCGGAAAAGTAAAGCCTAGAGGAAGAAAGGCAGATTACTGATATAGAACAATGACTGCTCACGTTTTTTTGTTGCTTGTGTACATGGGTACAGGGGATTTTCGTAACCTAGACAGCAGTGACATGTACTTCTGGGACGTAAACGAATGTAACTACTTTGCTTCTCGCGTGACTAAGCGATACGGTAATTACGAATACAGTGATTTTATAGATGCAAAAGACAGAGTAACAGCGTATTGTGTACCTCGCTATGTAAACCCAGACGACGTAAAGGTGTATTGAATGCCCCCTAGAAATCATAAACAGTGGACTAAGACGCCGAACATTGAACACATCAACTCGCTTATCTATTCTGACCAAGACCTATACGAACAAGAGATAGAAAATATATTCGCTAAAGTGTGGGTGCCAATGTGTCACATTAGCGAAATGCGTAACGAAGGAGACTTCAGAACCACAGAAATTGCTGGGGTCCATGTAATTGCATGGAATGCTGGTTGGGATGTGGTAGCAAAAAGAGATACTGGAGTACATAAACTATCTGGTAATACGCACGTTCTTACAACTGGTTTTCCACTGCACTGCGAAGTTAAGCATGGCGGTATGGTCTGGGTAACACTTGACCCCAATCCTACCCAGAGTGTAGAAGAATGGACAGGCGGTGCTTTTGATTGTATTGCTGGTGCTATTGATGCTGAAGAACTAGAAGTGTTTCACTATCACAAGGCAGTGATTGATACCAACTACAAGCTATGGCACGACACAAACTCTGAGTTCTACCACGACTTTATGCACTACCACAATCGTGTAACCGGATTTAACGATGCCTACTTTGCACGTAAGAACATACCGTTCAACAACGGACACGTAAACGTCAGCAGCTTTACTGTGCAGTATGAAGAGTATGAGGGCTTTGAAGACAGGGGTGAACTGTCCTTTCCTAGCTTGCCACCAAACCAGTGGTACATGGTTGACTTGTTCCCCGGCTTTAACTTTAACTTGCGTGGCAGTGCCTACCGTAGCGACAGC